CACCTGTTCCTGGTGATAAGTTACCTGATGCTGTAATACCACTACCTGTTATTGTATATTGATATCCTGTGTTATAGTCTATTGAATTTATAGTTTCCGTAACCGTACTTGTTGTTTCGGTATGGGAAGTCATCGAGCCCTGTGTAAAATTTGGTACTACAGGCACTGCCCGTGAAATCGACGGGACAAATGCATAGAACAAACCCACACTTAGGGCACCGATGATCTTCTTCATTATTATCTATACTCATTACTTGATAGTAATTTCAGTTACGAACTGACCTGTAGCACTAGTACCACTTCCAGCAGCGGTAAGAGTCATGACTCCCGCAGACGAGATAGTACCAGCAGGAGTGCCAGTGCCAGCAGCAGTAGAAGTTTGATTAGAATAAGCACTTACAGCACCCACGGTAGGAGCGGTTGTATCAATAGAATCACCCGCAGTAAAAGAATTACTGTATGAGAAGGCATTACCATCTACTGTTTGATATGCGGTTGGTAAAGACCCAGCAGCAGCACCAGTAGTAATAGTGCCAAGACCACCAACACTAAGGTCAGCAGAAGCTTTACTACCACCACCAACGTCTAATGTGACACCACTACCAGATACAGAATAGGAATTACCAATTCTTTGTACATTCGTAGCAGCAGCATCAACAGTCAGTTGTACGCTTGACGAAATTTTATGAGTAAGATCGGCATGTGCAGGTGCCGCCATCAATAACATTCCAAAAAGCAATACTGCTCTTTTCATTTTGTGTTGAAATTAACCGTAAAATTATTTAGCTTGACAAAATCTAAATAGGGTGCTATCCTTACGCGGATGCTGAGCCGTACTTAACACGTGTTAAAGATACGGATGTCGAGTTCTACTAATTTAATGCTAAAAAGGTTATCATTTTTATCACTTCTTGGAATTATTCCAGCTGCTTGTGCTTATCCATCGATCAGCGAAATCTCAGCACCACCCCAAATCGCTTCAGTAGACGTAAAAGTTGATCATGGTAAAGCAATTCCAATCGAAGTGGTAGAAAAAGAATGGAAGTGTCCTGGATGTAACATCAATGAAAAGTATGTTCTCCGCGAACTCCAGAAAAAAACTAATATCTCAGATCGTAATGCCCTAGCAACAATCATGGGTAACATTAAGTCTGAGAGCAATTTCCACCCCAATATCTGTGAAGGTGGTGCCAGAGTTCCTTATAATCGTTGCTATAGTGGTGGTTATGGTCTCATTCAATGGACTACCGAAAAGCGGTATCGTGGATTGGGAACCTTCTGTAAGAAATTTGGTTGCGATCCTAGCAGTATTGAAGGGCAGACTCGTTATATGATTAACGAATCACAGTTCCAAAAGATTCTTCCAGAGTTTGAGGGACGTGGTTTTACTGTTGATCAATATATGGTTGGTGCTTACTACTGGTTAGGTTGGGGCATCAAAGGATATCGACAACAGTACGCTTATAACTATACTAAGAAACTTATTTGGGCATGATCAAGAAAGTACTTAAAAATTTAAAAAAGGTGTTCATTCCCAAGAGTGAATTCATTGAGGAGAAACCTAAAAAGGTTGAGAAACCAAAAGAAAATTATATTGGAGTTGTCGCTCCTATCACCACTCCTACTGATTCTTGGTTTTCTAAACCAGTAAAGACTGAAAAGGTTATTGCTTATGAAAAGCATGTTGCTCAAAAGATCGAAGAACAAAAGATTATTGAGGCAACACAACCAAAGAAAGAACCAGAAAACATTCATCAAGTAATGTATGAACGTGCTTCTAAATCTTTTGGGTCTTGGCAAGAAACTCTTGGTGGATCTGAAAACTTCCAATCTGGACCTGGTGGTTGGAATTCTGGAAACGGAATGGCACAGTTTCGTTCTTGACAATGTATCCCTCATCACTTATAATATGAGGGTTCAAATGACTCAGTAGCTCAGTTGGATAGAGCATCTGCCTTCTAAGCAGTTGGTCGGGGGTTCAAGTCCCTCCTGAGTCGTTGGAGATCTTTTCTCCATATTTTTAGATTAATATGTTATGGATTTAATACCAATGTTTGTAACTCCTCTTGGAGTTCAAATATTTGAAGATCTTGATAATGATTCTATTATTGAGTCTTGTAAAAAACATTTAATCTATGGTGATCAAGGAGGTCACTCACTAAGAAATTCTTTAGATTTAGATTCATATCCATTTAAATCTCTAGTAGATAGAGTAGTAGAGTCTGCAAATTGTTTTCATAAACAATGTGGATTTAAATATTCATTGAAAATAGGAAGTTCTTGGTGTAATTATAGTAACCACTATGATATTTGCAAACCACATACTCATGTGAATTGTCATTTGATTGGTGTTTATTATCCACAAGATTCTGATGTAAAACTTGTTTTTAGTAATCCGATAGGATGTATTGAAAATATTATTCCACCAGATATTGTGGAAACATATAATGAGATTAATCAACCAGAACAGTGGATATATCCAAGAAAAGGAATGCTAATTGTTCATCCATCTTGGATATCACACTATGTTATCAATAAACAGAGTGAAAGGTATTCAGTTGCTTTTGATCTAGTTGTTGATATGGATTAATCTCAACAATCCTCAGTGGCGCAGCGGTAGCGCAGTTGACTGTTAATCAATGGGTCGCAAGTTCGAATCTTGCCTGGGGAGCCTGCCACTCTAGCTCAGCTGGATAGAGCAACGGTTTTGTAAACCGTAGGTCATCGGTTCAAGTCCGATGAGTGGCTTGACAAGATACATTTCTTGTCTTATGATACTCCTGTCCGTGTGAAGGATGTGTCGGGAGAGCAATCTCCCACCGCTTGCGGGATTAGTTCAGTGGTAGAACGTCAGCCTTCCAAGCTGAATGTCGTCGGTTCGAATCCGATATCCCGCTTCGGGAACCCGTATTCCCGATTGTTGTAAAACTTTATAAATAAAAATGTGATGAAAGCCTCAACTACTCGCAAGTAGTCACGAAGTTCAAACAGAGACACGTCGAGTCTCTTTCCATCCGCAGGTATAAAACTCTGCGAGAAAATAACGAGGTATCTAAAATGATTAAATCCGCATTCGCAGCTCTGGCTGCTGCTCCCCTTTTCGCTGGTGCTGCAATGGCAGGACCCTACGTTAACGTCGAAGCAAACAGTGGTTTCGCTGGTAGCAACTACACTGGCACCACCACTGACTTCCACGTAGGTTACGAAGGTTCGACTGGCGTTGCTGGTTGGTACATTCAAGGCGGTCCTTCGGTTGTCTCCCCTGATGGTGGCGCTGCTGAAACCAAGTTCTCTGCTAAGACTGGTGGTTCTATCGCCGCTACTGAGAAACTGGGTGTTTATGGCGAAATCAGCTTCGTCAATGGCACGACCAACTCCTACGGCACCAAGGCTGGTCTGAAGTACTCCTTCTGATAATCCTGTGCTATAATACGGGGGACTTCGGTCCCCCTTTTTTATTATGAAGAAAATCCTTTTCTCACCAGTAACTCACTTTAACCTGATAGTTATTGGGTTTTTCTGTATTATCCAAACTATTCATACACAAGCACACTATGCTATGGATAGTGACCCTAATAGTTATTGCTACTCCTTATACAAGAAGAATCCAGACTTGTTAAATAGGCATAAGTATGACTGAGGGGAATGAATATCAAACTCTGGTATTGTAAGCATATGAATAGATGGCGCTGGACTCTTACTGATGACAGAAGACCAGTATGTCATCAAGAGTCAGGACAGAGAGAAGATTTGCGGTTAGCAATGGAAGATGTTGCCAAAACCGTAGAACATATGCTACAATTAAGAAGTTGAGGGTGATTAACTCAGCGGTAGAGTTCCTCCTTTACACGGAGGCAGTCGGGGGTTCGAATCCCTCATCACCCATATAAATAACTGAAAACTGAAGACGAAAGATCACATTATACTGATGGATAATATAAAGATTAGATGCCGCTCCTGTGGTAAGGAGTTAGAGGGGCATCATAATAAGACTGTCACATGTGGTTGTCCAAATATGGCAACTATCCGTGGTGATAAGATATCGGCACTTGACTTATCTAATGTCATTATGTTAAACTCTTATCAACAAAACTCTAAAAGAGGAGTTCTTTCTCAAGAAGATATTTTGTGGCAAGAACAAAGAAGACAAAGAAAAGTTAGAAAACTAGACTTTGAAATTCGTTAGGAAAGGTGACCGAGTGGTTTAAGGTAGCAGTCTTGAAAACTGCCGTGTTAGTAGCACCGTGGGTTCGAATCCCACCCTTTCCGTTTAAATCTTAATAATTTCTTCAACACTTTGTGGTTTTCAACACATTGTTGACAGTTCCTGGATAGTAACTATTATAGCTAATAGATACTAAGTAATAGGACCTATGGATCAGCACACCTACGAAAACTGGGTGAAGATCAAGGAGACCTTCGAACAGTCTGGAAACACAGACAACATGTTTTACAAAAGAGCAGTAGCAATTGTAAAAACTAGAAAAGATCCCTTGGCAAAAATGCTCGGAGACGAAAATTGATGGAACCACAAGATGAGTTAGTTACTCGTGAAGAAGTACAGGAGATGATCGATGCAGCAATACGACGACACAACCGTAATGCTTCTATCATTAGTATGTGCGTCGGTTGGGTGGTTCTTGCTTTATTTGCTGAGGGACTTCTAAGACTGATTGGTGTTATTCCTCCCATGTTTCCATGGTTGACCATTACCCTGAACTAATAGGAGTCTTCCTATTGTTAGTTTTTGCTGCTACAATGTTCTATCAGGGAACTATGATTATGAGGGGGCATCGTGGTTATTCTCTTAGAGATTACATGAAGCAAGACAGTACTAACATGCGTAAAAGAATAGAGGAGATGTTAAAGGACAAATGAAAGTAGGAATCATCGGACTAGGACGGATGGGTGAGGGTATGTCTCGTCGCCTCATCAAAGTTGGACATGAAGTGTGGGGTTATAGGAACAACTATGAAAAAGCTTGCGAACAATATGAGAAGGGTTATATCAGTGGATGTACCACTTCTCTGGAAAGCCTTAGTCAAATAATCAGATCTACAAAAGTTCTTTATGGTGAGAAAAGTGGAGAAACTGTAGTTCAAAATAAACCAGCGGTTTTTATGATGGTTGTTCCAGCAGAAACAGTAGAGGAGACTATCAATGAGTTACTACGATATTGTCGTGAAGGCGATATTATTATTGATCATGGCAATAGCAATTTTAAGGACAGTCGGAAAAGAGCAGAACGTCTTGCAAAACTTGGCATCCAATATATTGATTGTGGTACTAGTGGTGGTGTTTATGGTTTGGAGCGTGGATACTGTCTTATGGTTGGTGGCGGAAATACTGCGGTCGCCGCTTGTGCGCCCATTTTTAACGCACTCGCCCCAGGACTTGCTGCCGCCGAACGTACACAACCTGATGAATGGGTGAGTCAAGCAGAGACTGGATGGTTACATTGTGGCGGTCCAGGAGCAGGTCACTTTGTAAAGATGGTTCATAATGGAATCGAATATGGCATCATGCAAGCATATGCCGAAGGATTTAATATTCTCCACGAAGCAAACGCAGGTGCCAAGTATGTCAAAGCAGGAGACGCAGAAGTTGCGCCAATGGACAACCCCGCCGATTATTGCTACGACATTAATGTTGCTGAAGTGGCTGAGCTATGGCGTCGTGGTTCTGTGGTTGGGTCTTGGTTACTTGATCTTACCGCTGATGTTCTACGGCGCGATAGAGAGCTTAGCAAGTTCGATGGGGGAGTTAGCGATAGTGGTGAGGGTCGTTGGACTGTCCACGCTGCTGTGGATCTCGGTGTTCCAGCCCCTGTTATTTCTTCTGCTTTATACTCCAGATTCGAATCTAGAAGACTCGGAACATTCGCAAACAAAGTCTTAAATGGTATGAGAGCAATGTTTGGAGGGCATGACGTAAGGTAATGGAACATCTGTTAGGAAAAGCACTCATTATAGTGGCAATACCCTTTGTAATCACTACAATTTACTTCGGTTCTAAGAAGGGACACTACTATGAATCCGAACACTATAAGGGCAATGGAACCGCACACTAGAATGCGCTTTCATTTTGCAGCATCATCTTTTTCTAGAATATATGGGGTTGGTCATGTTACTTTAGATATGATTGACTTTTGTTATGATTGGGCACATACGGAAGAACAAACACCACTCGATTGTTTGAATCATGTAGACAGATACTTTAGAGAGTTATGGACAGAATCACAGAACTAGAAAACGAGAATCGCTGGTTAAAGGAAGAGATCAGAAGACTGAGACATCAGTTATCAATGGAGAAGAAAGAGGAATGGGCGCATCCTAATTCGTGTGTTCATAATTCAGACCCCTGGGAGACATGGCAGTACAACTAGGCATTCTGTTTTTTATGTGTATGTTTGGCGTATTTTTATTTGTAGTTTCTATTTTAACGGACTGGTAATGGGACATATAGCACGCTGGACACTAGAGACACCAGTTACATTAGGATTTCTTTGTTACCTTTTAGTGGTTGTGCCTATTATGGGTATCTATCTTATACACAAATACAACTGGCAGCACTGGGCACCATTTGACAAGCACCACAAAAAGTAGTATAATTATTTCTGTTGAGAGGAAAACCACTCAACTGCGGCAGTTCCCTTAGATAGGTTCAGGACTGGCGGCGATAGGAACCTATCACAACGGAGTGTAGCTCAGCTTGGTAGAGCGCCGTCTTTGGGAGGCGGATGCCGTAGGTTCGAATCCTATCACTCCGATTGCCAGTTTTTCTGCTGGCACCATTGACTAAATACCATTCAAACCTTATAATATTCGGGTAATCAAATTACGACAATGTCTCTGATCGAAAAGTTCAAGAAAGATGTTAGCACTCTTCGTTCTGCTGCTAACGGGGATATCTACCTTGATGTAAAGAGTCCGAAACTTTATAAAAAGGTGCGCCGCTTTTATGAAAATAATGGAGTGGTGTTCTCTGGTGATCCCCTTGATGATTATGAAATGCTCATGGATTACATTGCTTCAGATCTTGAAACCATTGAGGTTGCTTGATGAAAGTCGTTAAAAAACCTACCGTTCTTATGGAGCGGTTTCCTTATCGTTATGTGCAGGTTGGGAAGTTGGAAATCAACGGAATGCCTGATTGTCGAATTCAAAAGGTAGATTCCTATACTGGACGCTACCGCGATATGTATCTATGTGATAATGAGATGCAACTCATGACCGCAATGGAAGATCACGATTACACTTGTTGGTTGGATCCCGATAACGTCCCTGCCTATGTCAAGGACGATGAAGACACGGAAAGTCTCTAAAAGAACTGGTGGAGTCATCCCTAATAAATGCCCATGATGGAGACATGTAAAAAACCCTGGTCGGGATGGTCAAATGACCCCTGCGTTTTCTAGTTCGAAAACTAGACAATATGGTATTTTTTATGAAATTTGATTTAAAATGGGTTGATCCTTTTCTGATATGTAAATTACCAAAAGAAATAAACCAAGAAATAAAAATTTGGGTTAATGAGTCTAAGAAAAATAAGAATCATCCACTTGGATTTCTTAAAGCTCATGAAAATCTTGGATATGGTTCAGACTTTAGATTGCAAAATAGTTATCAGTGTTCTGTTTCTCCATATCTAATCATTAATTCTTTCTGGTTGCCATACACCCTTAGAGTGTGTTCAATGCATTGGGGAGGTCATCATAGAGATTATAAACTCTTAAATCGACCTGGACATTTTGATGGATGGGATGTTTGGACAAATTTTTCTTATCAGGGAAATGGAAATCCAACTCATCAACATTCAGGATCAATTTCTGGTGTAATTTATTATCAAAATAAAAATCATCCAACATTATTTCCTAAACATAATAAAAAATATGAAGGTGATAATGGAACTATGATTTTATTTAATAGTCGAGTGGATCATTCCGTTGAACCACAAACCTATAAAGGAGAAAGAATTACATTGGCTTTTAATATTATAAAACATACAAGTTTCTAATTTTTCTTAAAAATTAGTGGTGCGGATGGGGTTACCCCGCCCAGTTTCTTGCTTCTGGACAAAGAGTAAGTGGCGTGCATGAAAAGACCTTATAAAGCGGGGTTGCATAAACCCTGCTTTTTTTGTATAATTAGATAAAAGTGTTATTGATATGAAAATTGGTTTTAATTGTAGTTGTTTTGATCTTTTTCATGCGGGGCATGTTACAATGCTCAAGATGGAAAAAGAAATGTGTGACTATCTAAAGGTTGCACTACAAGTTGATCCCACTATTGATAGACCTAGTTTAAAAAACAAACCAGCACAATCAATTTATGAAAGGTTTGTTCAGGTACAGGGGTGTAAATATGTTGATGAGATTCTGATATACGATACTGAAGCAGATCTCCTCAATCTAATTAAAACTCAAACATTTCATATTAGATTTTTGAGTGAAGAATATAAAGATATTGATTTTACTGGAAAGCAATATTGTATTGATAACGATGTTGAAATTTTCTATCATAAAAGAAGACATCAGTATTCTACTACAGAACTTAGAAATAGAGTATATGAACTTGAAAGAGCAAAGAGAGAAGAAAAAAATATTAAAGATATCAAACAATATTCACCTGAACTTTTAGAAAAATACGGTCAAAAATGATTAACATGAACGCAATTGGAACTAATCTAAAAGATGCCTATGTTATCACAAACAAGAAGTTTGAGGACGAACGTGGATTCTTTATGGAGTCTTTTAACCTTAAAGAGTTTAGAAAAATCGTTGGATATGATGTTGAGTTTGTTCAAGATAATCACTCCAAGTCTTCAAAGGGTGTTCTAAGGGGACTTCACTATCAAATTGAAAATCCACAAGGTAAGTTAGTACGATGTGTATCTGGTGCTGTCTTTGATGTAATTGTAGACCTTAGAAAATCATCATCCACTTTTGGAAAGTGGTATGGTATCGAACTCAATAGAAACAACCTTCAACTGTGGGTTCCTCCTGGTTTTGCTCATGGATTTTATACATTGACAGAATCTGCAGAGTTTGTTTATAAAACTACTGATTATTATTATCCAGAATATGAGAGATCTCTACTGTGGAATGATATGGATCTAGCAATCGATTGGCAAACAACTGTTGGACCAATTTTATCTAAAAAAGATTTGGCAGCAAGTTCATTTATTGCATGTGATAAGTATGAGTGAAATTTCTGTTTATGGTGGAACTGGATTTGTAGGAAGTGTTTTTTCAAAAATATATCGGAAAGAATCTATAGTTATTCCTAGAGAAGAAAGACAACCACAATCTGATAATATCGTTTATTTTTTGAGTACAACCACTAACTACAATGTTTTTGAAGATCTTCATGTAGATATTAATACAAACTTAAATATTCTCATGGATGTTTTAGAATATTGCAAAGGTACAAATTCTGTTTTTAATTATGTTGGTACTGGATTTGTTTATGGTAATGATATTCTGAACTCTAAAGAAACTGATGAGTGCAATCCAAGAGGATTTTATTCAATTACAAAAAGAACCGCAGAGCAGTTATTGATATCTTTCTGTGAGACTTTTGATGTAAAATATAGAATTATTCGTAGTGCGAGTATTTACGGACATGATAAAACTCAATCTAGTAAAAAGAATGTTCTTGGCCATATGGTTAATCTCTTAAAAGAAGATAAAGAGATTTGTTTGTATGATGGTGGAGAATACTACAGAGATTATATGCATGTTGATGATGTGTCGAGAGCAATTAGAACTGTAATGGATATTGGTGAAATAAATTCCATCTATAATATAGGTGCAGGAAGTCCAAGGTTATATAAAGATATAATTTTAACGGCAAAGGATATGACCAATAGTAAGAGTGAAATAAAATCAATACCCACACCAGATTTTTATAGGAGAGTGCAGGCAAAAAACTTCACCTTAAATGTTGATAAACTAAAAACTCTTGGATTTAGACCACAGATTACTCTGGAACAAGGTCTCGGTTACTTGTGTTCTGATACTCACTCTGCTATAATCTAAAAAAATGTCCCCATATATGAAAAATTTAGCACTTGGGTTCTGTTCAATTCGCCCAGTACAACTTCCAGAAGAAGCTTGTGATGCTAGAGAAGAAGAGTATCTAATCTGTCTGAAGCAACTCAAGAGAGTTCTCCCAGATTACTTTGATCTTTTGATCTGCGAAAATACCATTGATGAACTGGATCAGATCAAAAATCCAGAACTTAGAGAACTTCTGTCTGAGTCTGAAGTGTGTGCTACTGGGAGTGTTGGAAATATTGGTACAGTTAATAAGGGTATGGGAGAACTTCTCATGCTCAAAAGTGCCCTTGATGAAACTGACCTAGATAATTACAAGAATGTTTCTTATATTACGGCAAGGCGCTTTTACACCTGCCCATATGTTTTTGAAAGGACAGACAGTTTAGGAAAGCAAGCATTACTATCAAATCCAGATTTCGCTTATATTAGTGGGAAATTCCACGAGAGTTGCAAGGAAGGACTTTATAATGATATGTTTTTCTCAATGAATACTTCTGTTATGGTTGATTATGCTAATTATGCGATGAAGTACATTCAAGACAACCCAGTACAAACACTTGGGTCTGAACAACTACTGTATAATTTTGTCACTGAGAATAAAATTGAATATGAGTGGTTGACTTGGTTGGGTATTATTCGCAATGATTGGTTGACCATGATCCGCAACAATTGGGAGGGATCTAAAACAATCCTTGATATTGATAACTTCCACGTTAATTGATTACTAACATAAACTTATTCTAGATTACAACAATGAAAATCCGCGATACTGTACTTCCTGTTCTTCGCCCTGTTGGTGGTGATGAAGAAGTTAATGCCATTAGAGAGTCAATCGAAAGTGGTTGGTGGGGCAAGGGACCTAAGGTTGCCGAGTTCGAAAAGAAGTTTGCTGAGATGGTTGGTGCTAAGTATGCCGTCGCAGTGAATAGTGCTACCAGTGGTCAAGACCTTGTTCTTAAGGCACTAGGCATTAAAGATTGTGATATTATCAATCCCACAATCTCTTTCATGACCACTGCTGTTGTTCCCCTGTGGAATAACTGTACTTCCAACATCGTTGATGTTCTGGAAGATACCATGTGCTTGGATCCTGAAGATGTTCGCAAGCATTTGAAACCAAACACAAAGGCTATCATAGCAGTTAATCAGGCGGGAGTTCCTGCTCCTATTGATGAAATCCGTAAATTCTATGATGGTCTGATTATTGAAGACTGTGCTCATAGTTGCTATACACCTGGCGCGGGTATGCAAGGTGATGTTGCCGTGTGGTCATTCCAAGCAGTGAAGACAATGCCTTGTGGAGATGGTGGTATGATTACTACCAATGATAAAGACCTTTATGAGAAACTGGTTCCACTGACCTGGTTGGGTATCACCAGCACTTACTCTCGTGTCAAAAAGGATGATGGACTGACTGGCAAACCTGGTTATTCCTGGGATTATGAAGTTGATGTTCTTGGATATAAGTGTTACATGATTGACCTTCAGGCAGCAATTTGTTTGGAGCAGATGAAGAAACTTCCTAAGAACCTGGAATGGCGTCGTCATATTCAGAAGTGCTACAATGATGAACTTGCGGGATTGATTCGTCCTCCTGCTTGGTCTGAAACTGTTCAGTATTATTGTGCTCGTGTTCCTGCTGCTGAACGTGATGATATGATTGATTATCTTGCAGATAAAAAGATTCATACTAGTGTTCACTTTAAACCTCTTCATAAGTATGATATTGTGAAGCAAGATCGTGAGTATCCAGTTGCCGATCGTGAGTGGAAAAAACTACTCAGTCTTCCTTGTCATCCTGGAATGACCCAAGAAGATATTGATTATGTAATTTATTGGGTTAAAGAATATTATAAAGAAAAGAATATTGTCTCATATGATGGCAAGAAAACCGTTTATCATGGAACTATTGTAACTGAGGACTGATATGTATTTGGACAATTACAAAATCGAAGGAACCGTAAATCTGGATGCCAACCCATGCTTTGGTAATCCAGATACCTTCCCAAAATTTCAAGAGAAACTAGGAGAGTTTAAGGATCTTTTGAAAAATCTTGTTGCTAACAACGAGTCTAAAACATTCTACAAATTCGGTGATGGGGATTATTTCTTCCTTAAGAAGCAGGGAATTGGTAGTGCTTCCCCTGGTCGTAGAGCACTGAGTAAAGGGTATGATGATATTGGTCATGAGGACTTTGTGGATGGTGCCAAATTGTGTGATTACTACACATGCGAAATCTACCCCGAAAATATCTCAAAGTTCAACGAAGTTATTCCTGATACCCAGATTGATTATCCTGCTGAGTATGGATATGGACTGGTTGCTAACAAATGGATTCTTCAAGAGTTTTCAGGTAAAATTGGATTGATTGGTGCAGATAGCAAACTCAATATCATTGAGAATGTTATTGAAGCTCCACAATATCAAGAGTATCTTGGACTTGAAAAGTTTCAAGATTATATCTCTCTTCCGCAGCGTTTTGCTTGTGATGATCTTGAAGCAACTGAAAGAATGGTTGGTGAGCAACTTAAAAACTCAACTTCTAAGATCTTTCTGATGGGTATGGGACACGTTAAGTCGGGTCTTATTCATCGACTTAAGAAATATACTGATGCAGTATTTCTTGACGTTGGTTCCTCAATTGATGCTCTTGCTGGTATAATTGATGTTAATCGTCCTTTCTTTGGTGATTGGACCAATTATCAAATCGATGATCAAGAACTATACGTTGGAGTTGATTATCTAGCATACGAAAAGAAAGGGAACCACGTTTTACTTGAGAGAAATGATTAAAGAATTTTACGAACAAAATCTTTCTTGGAGTGATCGCATTTCATCCGTTATTGACAAGCAACACTCTCATCTAGATTCAAATATCCTTCAAAGAAATCCACCTCTTTCCTTCTGTGAGAGTGGTAAGGTTGACATTGATATCATGTATCCACCAGAGTTGGAACTTAGGGAAGATTCTTCTCCTTATGATGAATACTATCAGTGTATAAAAGCAACCTTTGATCTTGAAGAGATTAATACTTTTTGTGATGTTGGATGTGCCACTGGTCATCTAGTATACAATATGCTAAACTATACTGATGCTTGTGGTATTGAATACTTTCAATATCAAAAAGACAATGCTGATGAAAAAATTCAGGATTGTATCAATATTCTTGATATCCGTGATCCCATTGAGGATGATGTGAAGTTTGATCTTGTCAACTGTACTGAAGTTGCCGAGCACGTTGATCCTAAGTTCTTAGATGTATTCCTTGATAATCTCAAGAAGATTACTGGAAAGTATCTAATTCTTACTTGGAGTGGAACTTATCCTCCCGCTGATGCTCCACCTCAGCATATCAGTCCTCTTTATTATCATGATGTACAAAAACTCATGAATGCCTGGGGATTTGAAATTGATCAGGATATGACTGACAAGTTCTTGAATGAGTCTCGCAAGTATAGCAAGTTCTATTTCTGGTGGCGTGAGAGTCTAACCATTTGGAGAGTAAAATGAGAGTAATGATTGTTGGGCACGGTTATGTTGGATCTGCCGTTGCCTCTATTTTTACCGATGAAGAAAAGGTAATCATCGATCCAAAGTTGAGTGATGATGTAATCGCTAATCATGATGGTGAGCAGTTTGATGCCGTCTTTGTTTGTGTAGATACTCCAAAGGGAGATAACCACGGTCTCTTAGATAAGATCCTTGCTCAGGTGAATAGTCATATTGGAAACAATACTCCTGTTTGTTGTAAGTCAACTTCTACTCCAGACTATTATTACTCTGCCCAACAAAAGTATAAGAATATTCGAGTTCTTCACAGTCCCGAATATCTAGACTCTCGTCATAATATTGAGAAGTTCCAGAACCAGAACTTCTGTATCATTGGTGGTGAAAAAGAAGCAGCACAAACAGTTGCTGATATCTTTGTAGATCGCCTGGACAATCTTGATCATTATAGAGTTGGTATTACTGATATTCGTAGTGCCGCACTGATTAAGTATGCCGAAAACTTCTTCCTGGCAACTAAGGTTTCCATCTATAATGAACTCTATAGGGCACATCAGAAACTGGGATGTGAGTCTACCTTTGATGAGTTCCGTATGATTGCTGGTATGGATGAGCGTATTGGCACATCACATACTCAAGTTCCTGGATGGGATGGCAAGTTTGGATGGGGTGGACATTGCTTCATCAAAGATAATCATGAGTTTGAAAAGTTCTCTGGCAGTCCCCTTGCTAAGTTCATTAACGAACTGAATGAAACCCATCGCTCTTGGGAAGAATGATTAACGTACATAAGTTGGGAACACTGGGCAACAATATGTGGCAGTATGCCGTTGCCCGCGTAATTGCCGAAGAAAATAATTTAAAACTGAACTGTTATTCAATTCCTGGATTTCCAAATACTGAACAAGTT